TGCAGCAAGTACGATCATCTATCTCAGCAAAAAGAAAGAGAAGGATGGAACAGAAGTGGTCGGCAATATTATCAAAGCTAAGACTGCTAAATCGCGTCTGAGTAAGGAGAACAAAGATGTTGAGGTTCGTCTTTATTACGATCAGCGTGGTCTTGATCGCTATTATGGTCTCCTTGAGCTTGGAGAAATCGGAGGACTCTGGAAAAATGTTGCTGGACGTTATGAAATTCAGGGAAAGAAAATATATGCCAAGCAAATTCTAGCAAACCCAGAAGAATATTTTACTGAAGAAGTAATGCAACAGTTGGACGAAATTGCACGTAAGGAATTTAGTTATGGAGAAAGTTGAGTTTCTAATCCTTAGAAACCTTTTACACAATGAAGAGTATTTAAGAAAAGTTCTGCCGTTCATCAAACCAGAATATTTTGAAGATCTAAATCAAAAAGTTGTTTTTGAAGAGATAGTTTCCTTTGTGCAAGAATACAACAAACTTGCTACAAAGGAAATTCTTTGCATTGAGGTTGAGAATCGAAAGGACATCACTGACGTATCTTTTAAAGAAATTGTTCAGTTGATTGACAATCTTGATGATGTTGCCGTTGAATTTAATTGGATTGTTGATACCACTGAAAAGTGGTGTCGAGATCGTGCAATCTATTTGGCTCTGATGGAGTCTATACATATTGCAGATGGTAAAGATGAAAAAAAGAATCGTGACAGTATTCCTAGTATTCTGTCCGATGCTCTTGCAGTTTCTTTTGACACTCATGTAGGTCACGATTACCTGGAGGATTATGAGCAACGTTACGAGTCATATCACAAAAAGGAAGAGAAGACTGAGTTCGACCTTGAGTACTTTAACAAGATTACAAAAGGCGGTCTCCCTAATAAGACTCTCAACATCGCTCTTGCTGGTACGGGTGTCGGAAAGTCTTTATTCATGTGCCATGTTGCTGCTTCCGTCCTATTGCAAGGAAAAAACGTTCTCTATATCACTCTTGAAATGGCTGAGGAGCGAATTGCAGAACGAGTTGATGCAAATCTCCTCAACGTCCCGATTCAAGAAATCTCAGAATTGCCAAGGCAAATCTTTGAAAACAAAGTAACCAATCTTGCAAAGAAGACTCAAGGTACTCTTATAATTAAAGAGTATCCAACTGCAGCAGCGCACAGTGGTCACTTTAAATCACTTCTTAATGAACTTGCACTTAAGAAGTCATTTAGACCTGATATTATTTTCATTGATTACCTTAATATCTGTGCTTCCTCTAGGTATCGGGGAAATCTTTCTGTTAACTCTTATTCGTATATCAAGGCCATTGCTGAAGAACTTAGAGGACTCGCAGTCGAATTCAATGTTCCAATCGTCTCCGCAACCCAGACTACTCGTTCAGGTTATGGTAGCTCTGATGTTGAACTTACTGATACTTCTGAATCCTTTGGCCTTCCTGCTACTGCCGATCTTATGTTTGCTCTTATTAGCACAGAGGATCTTGAAGGGTTGGGACAGATTCTTGTGAAACAATTGAAGAATCGTTATAACGATCCTACGATTCATAAGCGTTTTGTGGTTGGTATTGATCGTGCCAAGATGCGTCTTTATGATTGTGAACAATCCGCACAAGATGATATCCTTGACAATGGCAAAGAAGAGGTGTATGATCATGAAGAAAAGAAAACAAAGAAATCTTTTGAGGGATTTAAGTTTTGAATTATTATTCAGTGTTTGATAAGAACGGTAGAAAGATTGCTGATTGTGCAAACATTCGAGACGCAATTATGCTTGTTGAATTTGATTCCACAAGAACATACCGCCAAATCAAATACATTAATCCACAAACTGTAAATGTCCCACACATTAGATTGGCAGATGATTTGCAATTATCTGCCCAACAAATTTTACCTCAAAGTAATTTGCAACCTTTAGACTTAAAATAGGATAATGTTCGACATTTCTAAAAATATTTCCATACAAATGGAAATATTTAAAGATTCTAAAATATATACGATTGATAATTTTTATGATAATCCAGATTCGGTTGTAGAATATTTTTTAAAAAATATTCCCCCCCTATTTAAAATAGATCAAAAACCTTCATATAATTCAGTTTATTTTGAAGATAGAAGACATAGAATTGAATCTGACGAAATTTTAAAAGTATATAAATTTTTAGAATTTATATGTGAACAATCTCCAGCCTCAACTAGAATTGTTACAAATGCATCTAGGTTTAAAAAATGCAGTTTCAATGATTATCAAAATAATTATTGGTGGCCACATTTAGATTATGGATACACTGGAATTCTATATTTTAATTTAAATGATCATGTATCTGGAACTAATTTGTATGAACTTTTGAATTCAAAAGAATATCCTCCAGATTGTTCGGAGCACTTTGCTCCGTGGAGAAATAAAAATAATTATAGACTTGTAAAAACTTTAATACCTCGCTATAATAGATTAATCTTATTTGATGCGATTAAGTTTTATCATGGAATGAATATCTGTAATGATGATTATTTTTCTGAAAATTATCGATTTAATCAAGCATTTTTCTTTAAACAAAACAATTAAACACAATGAAAACTATTGACACTAACAAATATATTGAATTCGTTCGTCAAACCACAAGCCCTGCAAGCAGCAACTATGCAGATTTGATTTCACGTCTGTCGCAACTTGAAGTTGAATTTAATGCAGACGTTCCTCGTCTTCTGACTGCTGCTCTGGGTATGACTGCAGAGGCAGGTGAATTTACCGAAGTTGTCAAAAAGATTTTTCTTCAAGGCAAACCTTACAATGAGGAAAATGTTTTTCATCTGAAGCGTGAACTTGGAGACATCTGTTGGTATCTGGCACAAGCATGTATGGCTCTTGATACTAACTTTGAAGAAGTTTTGCAGATGAACTTTGAGAAACTCAGTGCTCGTTATCCTGAGGGAACCTTTGATGTTTATCGCTCAGAAAACCGAGTCGAAGGAGACCTATAAATAAATTGCCCTTTGGGGCTTTTGGGGATATAGCTCAGTTGGTAGAGCGCGGTCTTTGCAAGGCTGATGTCAGGAGTTCGAGTCTCCTTATCTCCATAAATACTTCAAAAACATATGGCTAGAAATACAGACCTAGCGGATGTTAACGAAATATACGTTGCATATGTGCTGAATGGAAATGAATTTCCAGATTCTGCATCCGAATCTCAGTATAATAAAAAACTTGGAATGATATCTCCAGAACAAGGAGAGCAGCAAGTTGGTAGAGCCATAGTTATGGTTGAAGAGTTTTTGAAGTGGGCAAAGCAAAATGGGTATTCTGGAATTCAGAATACTTACTGGACTGCAAGACCTGGATTTTCTTTTAAAGCAGTTGTAGGTGTAGATGTTAATCAAAGAAAAAATCCAACAGACGTTTTAGTTAAATTTAGAACTGGCGGATATTTGGGACTATCTGCAAAATCTACTTCAGGAAAAGGTGATATTGGATTTAAAAATCCTGGAGTTGGAACTGTAGATACTGATTTAAAATTGAAATTGAATGATATTAATAAAAAGGCACAAGATGATGTTGTAAAAAGTTTTAAACTTCCTGCAGCAGCACAAGCAAGAAAAGCAGCAATTCGTGCCAATAAAGCACTGCAAAAACAAACTGATGCATTGGGCAGTCAAGTATTATCTCAATGTAGAGATACTTTATTAAAGAAGTTAAATACATTAAGTCAACCACAAAGAAAAGATTATATAATTAAAAGTTGGATTGATGCGAGTGAAGAGTTATATCCACCATATGTAAAAGTTACTGGAAGAGGAACTAAGGCTCCATACTCAGCATCTGTTGAAGATCCACTCAATAATCCAAAATTAAAAGCGATCATGACTGAACCAATTAAATTTGAAAGTGTTGGCAATGATTCTGTTGGTGTAAAAGCGGGATCTAAAAAAATATTAAAAATGAGATTCAAATATGAATCGGAAAAACTTGCAAGTAGTTTAAAAATGTCAGGTGATCCCTGGTAATAAATAACAGTATATTAAGATAAATATGAAACAGTTTTTCAATTTTCTGAACGAAGCAAGAGAGTCTCAAGCGTCAATGCAGGCAAAGCGTTTGGGTCTTAAGGGTGATGGCCATGGTGGATGGTATAATGCCCAGAATGAATTCGTTGCAAAAACAGAAGGCGGAGAACTCAAGTTTTATAATCAGGGGCAAAGAACGGGACAAAGAGATCTGCCCCAACAGAGAACAAAAGCAAATCAACAGGTTGCAGCGACTCAAGCAGCAACAAAATCACAAGAGCAGCAACCAGAAAGAAAGCAGGCAGAAGTTCTCCGTGGTGATGAGGATGGACAATCGGTAACGGTTGTATTTGGTCGTTTTAATCCCCCTACAACAGGACATAAAAAACTGTTAGATTCTGCATCCAATATTTCTGCTGGTGCAGAGTTAAGAGTCTATCCATCTAGAACACAAGATCCTAAGAAGAATCCATTAGATCCTTCAACTAAGATTGAATATATGAAGAAAATGTTCCCCAAATATGAGGAGAGCATTATTGATGATGACAATATGAAATCAATCTTCGATGTATTGAAAGGTGCTGATGAAGATGGATTTACTGATGTAACAATTGTCGTTGGTGCTGATCGCCTTGGAGAATTTAAGAACTTAGCGAATAAGTATAATGGTGATCTTTATAGTTTTGATATGATTAATGTTGTATCAGCAGGAGAAAGAGATGCTGATGCAGAAGGTGTGGAAGGAATGTCTGCTTCTAAGATGAGAAAAGCAGCAGCAGACAGTGATTTTGATACTTTCAAGTCTGGCATTCCGAAGTCATTGAGCCCAGAAGAAACAAAGAATCTGTTTAATGCTCTCCGCAAATCAATGAGAGTATCGACAAAAGAATCTTATAGTCTGTGGGAGATTGCTCCTAAGTTCGATTTCAAATCTCTTCGTGAGAATTATGTTGATGGAGTGATCTATCGTATTGGAGATATCGTTGAAAACTTAAATACTGGGCTTGTTGGTAAAATTATTCGCAGAGGAACAAATCATCTCATCTGTGTTACCAAAGAGAACTATATGTTCAAGTCTTGGATCCGTGATGTAATGGAATACACAGAAAATCTACAGCATGGTGGAAAAGCATATGGAATTAATTTCATAAATAAGTATAAGAAAAAGTAAGAATTTTTAACCATGTCAATGAGACAACTTCACGATTTGTCCAGAGTGTATCTGGAACAGATTGCTACCGAAGCAGCGAAACCTGATTACTTAGATTTTGATAAGGACGGAAATAAGAAAGAGCCTATGAAGAAGGCTCTGAAAGATAAGGAAAAGGTAACTGAAGCAGTCAAAGGACAAGATACTGAGATGAGAAAGGCTGCTTCTGCAGAAAGAAGAGCAGGAGATACCTTGACCAAAAAATTACCTGCATACAAGGGTAAAGAATACGGAAAGTTTCAACAACATCAAGTTTCTTATATTGATAAGAAGACTAAAGGAAAGCATATTCCTGGTATGGCTAATGAAGCTCTTGATCCTGTAGGTCAAGAAGATGCTGATATTGATAATGATGGTGATACTGATAAGTCAGATAAGTATCTTAACAAGCGTCGTAAGGCAATTGGTAAGGCAATGGCCACCAGAAAAGAATCTTTCTCAAACTGGAGACAAGATCTTTCTGAAGTAATGGATAAGATTGAGAAAGACGAAGAGCACAAAGAGATCAAAGAAAAAAAGAATATTAATAATAAGATTGTAATCAATCCAGAACTTAAAGAAGCAGTTGAAGAACTCGGCGGAACTCTTCTTGAGACTGTTGAATTGGAAGAGGGTTACAAGCCAATCGGTAGAGAAAAAGAGTCTGCAATGTATCGCCGTGCAGGAAATCTTGCTCGCACTTCATTGTCCTCAAGAGGAAAGAAAAAAGAAGAAGCACAAACCAAGTCTGCTAAGATTGTAAGAGCTATTGATCGTCAAAAAGAAAAGGAAAGATTTGATCGCATTGGTCAGTCTCCTGCACACAATGAAGAGTTTGAAGTAGTTGATGAAGCGATGTCTTCTTATGATAGAAATCGTAAGAGAGCAGCACAGAGAGCTGCAGATAGAAATGCTGCCAGAGACAGAGGACAAACTGGTAATGTTCCTGGTGTAGGTTATGTATCTCCAAGAAGAGAAAGAGAAACCTATACCGATGAGAGTGGACAAGAGCGTCATAAGAGTGGTGCTAGAATGCCTAAAAATGAAGAATTTGAACAGATTGATGAGAAGTGTTGGCCTGGTTACAAGAAAAAAGGTATGAAAACTATGTTTGGAAAGAGATATCCAAACTGTGTGAAAGAAGAGGAAGTTGAACTTGATGAAAAAACTTTGACTTCTGCAGAGACAAAAAAGAAAGAAGAGATTGTAAAGTCGATGAAGAAGAGTGCAGGTGACTTTGAAAAGAGATATCCTGGTCGTGGTAAAGAAGTCATGTATGCTACTGCCACGAAACAAGCAAAAAAGGTTGCTGAGGCCGTTGCTGATCAAGCGGCATTAAGTCCTCAAGAACTTCAAAAGCAAAAACAAAAAGCAACTCTTGATACTCAAATTGCAACACTTAGAAGGCAATCACTTTCTAAAACAGAAAAACCTGAAATAACTAAAGAAGAGTATCTTGATGAAAGAAGAAGAGAAGACAAAGGAAAGCCAAGACCAGAAGAACCAAGTGCTGCATTCAAAGCAGTATCAAAACTGATGGGATCTAGCAGAGCTGGAGTTCAACCAAGAGGAGAAAAGAAAGTTCCTGGAAGAAAGCAACCTCCTTCAGGACAGTCTCCTGCACAGAGAGTCGCTATGCGTCGTGCTGCAGGCCAAAGATCTCAAGCAATGATGCATTCTCCAAGAGACTGATTCCTAAATAACTAGGCATCCACTTACGGAGGACATCATGGGCGCAGTAATTGCAGTGGTAAAACCACTCCTCATTTCAATTGCAACCCATCCAGCAGTTAAAACTATGGTTGTTGAACTCCTTGAAAAGTATGTAAAAACCACTGATAATACAATTGATGATGTAGTTTTAGTTATTATTAAACAAAAACTCTTCACACCTCAATGATCACTTGTTTAGTGACAAACTGGGGAATTACTATCTTCTTCGGTTTATTGTTAACTGCTTCTGAATGGTTAGCAAAAACAAAAAGATTCAAAGAGAATGGTATTTTAGATTTAATTGTAAATTTCCTAAAACTCATTCTTAAGAAGGGAGATCAAAAGTAAGGTCTCCCTTTTTTATAAATATTTCTACGACAAATTTACTTACGGAAAAAGACATGGCACTCTGGGGAAATAATGACAACAAAGGTTCAGGTGGAACCGTAACTCTGAATTATTCAACCTTTGTTGTAACTGGTAGTGGTACAACTTTTGGTCAAACAGGAGCCGCTGCAGCGGGTGATGTAATTCGCTTCGGTCCAAAAGGTGAAATTGGAAATGCTGTAATCGTAGGCATTGCAAGCACTACTCAACTTTCGATTGCATCCACTGCAGGTTTAAGTGGAGTTGCAGTTGCTAGCACAGACTTCCAAATCAGTGAGCTTCCTAAGTACACTGTTGGTGACAGTCGTTGGAGCGAAACAAATACTGGATATGAACCACACATTTATGGTGTTGCTGATGCTGGAATGACTGCAGCTCAAGGAACTTCCTATCAACTAACTCATGAAGGTTGGGTTGGTGTTACAACCTACGTTGATACTCATGGTAATCTCAGAGTTAAAACAGAAACTCTGGTTGCAATGTCTGGTATCACCACAGGTAACCTTCCAATTTACGATCAAGATCCAACAGTTGATTGATAATCTATGATTTTTAATGAGTTGACCGAAGAGAATTTTCTCTTATTTGCCATCAAACATTATGAGAATCCTCAGGCAGTAACCAAAGAAGATTTTGATAAAGATCTCCAGCATTTTAAATATATCAAGAGACTGCTCAAGAAATATAAAAATGCTGGAGAACTAAAGACGCATTTGATTTTAAATCATTTCATCATTCTTTATAATATCTTTGGTGATGCTGCTACACCAATGCTGTTTTATAAGATCGAAAAGGATCTTTGGTCAACGATAAAAACGTTTATTATATTTTTAAATAAACTACCTGAGAGTCCAAGATGTTATATTCATGATGTTCCTGTTGATCTAACTTGTTTGTCACAACTTCAGAACCTTTGCAGAAATGGCCAAGATTGATAGATTCATTCAAATGATCCGAGAGCAAATGGTTGCAGGAACTGGTGGATTTACTGGTTCTTCAGATCCAAAAGGACCTACTGCGGGTTTTGATCCAGTAATGGGATTGAAAAGAAGAAAAGGACCACAGATAAAGTTGCCACCAGGGTCTCGTAAAAGGTGGCAAAATGATAAATAAAAACGATCAATAATATGCCATTCGTTGAGTCTAGGAGTAAAAAATTCTCACCATGGCTGAAGAAATTAAGGTTGCAGTTCTAGAACAAAAACTAGAAGATTTAAAAGATATCATTATCAAGATTGATAGTGCTATTGAAAAACTTAGTGAAGTAAATAGTAATGTGAGTAAGATGCTCGCAGTACATGAAGAACGAATCACTAAGCAAGAAGAAACCGACTCTATACTCTTTGCAAAAATTGACAAACTCCGTGATAAGGTTGACAGCGATTATGACGGTCTTGTGTCAAGAGTATCATTGATAGAGAAGCGTGTGTGGATGGCCATCGGCGCAATCGCTTGTCTAACATTCCTGATGAATACTAATGTCATCAAGATCTTGACACCAAGCAATCAAAGTTCTATAATGGAGCAGCGAGATTATAGAGTTTGATTATGGATTATGTTGATGTTAAATACATCAATTTGATTTCTGCAAGACTGTCGAATTTTAAAAAAGTAAAAAATAATCTTTATAATTTTAGATGTCCGATCTGTGGAGACTCAAAGAAGAATCGGAGTAAATCCAGAGGATATCTGTATCAAGTCAAGAACAATACAAACTTCAAGTGCCACAACTGTGGTGCAAGTATGTCCTTTAATAACTTTCTCAAAGAACTTGACGCAACGCTTTACAAGCAATACACGATGGAAAAGTTCAAGGAAGGCCATACTGGAAGAAACTTCATTACAGATGAACCCGAGTTCGTTTTTGAGAAACCTGTATTTAAAACCAAGATTGTTCTCCCTTTATGTTCTGAAGTGGAACGTGGTAGAACCTATCTTGAAAAACGTAAACTCGATCCAAAGAAGTTTTATTATGCAGAAAAGTTTAAGCAGTTTTCTAACTCACTTAAACAGACATTTACAACTACAGATTACGAAGAGTCTCGCATCATAATTCCACTTTATTATCAAAAAGATCTGATCGGATTTCAGGGTAGAGCACTGGGTCCATCACCAAATAAATACATCACTGTCATGCTTTTTGATGATGCTCCAAAGATCTATGGACTTGATGAACTCAATACGGAGAAAACAATTTATGTTACCGAAGGACCATTTGACGCAACATTCATTCCAAATGCGATTGCTCTTTGTGGAGCTGATGGTGATCTTAGTAAGTGGGGCATTGACGATCCTGTTTGGATATACGATAACGAACCACGTAATTCAGAAATCTTATCAAGAATTTCCCGTGTTATCGGAACTGGACAAAAAGTTGTCATCTGGCCTTCCTCGATAAAGGAAAAAGATATTAATGATATGGTTCTCGCTGGACATGATGTTCAGTCTGTGATAGAATCAAATACCTATTCTGGTTTAGAAGCAAAACTTAAGTTTAATACTTGGAAAAAAATATGAGTAACGGAACAAAGGTTATCAAGAGAAATGGGACAATTGAGTCTCTTGATCTAGAGAAGATGCATTTGATGGTTGAAGAGGCATGTAGGGGTCTTAAAGGCGTCTCTGCGAGTCAAGTTGAAATGCAATCGGGTATTCAATTTTATGATGGAATCTCCACATCAGAAATTCAAGAGATTCTGATTCGGAGTGCCAGCGATCTGATTGATCTTGATCATGTTAACTATCAGTATGTTGCAGCTAGACTGCTGTTGTTTTCTGTTCGTAAACAACTTTATGGGAAGATGAAAGAACTTCCCACTCTGGAGCAGCACATTGTTGATTGTGTCTCTGCGGAAGTTTATGATCATGACATCTATAACAAATACTCACAAGAAGAAATTGAGAAAGCTGATAGTTTCATTGATCATGATCGTGACTTCTTATTCACTTATGCAGGTTTACGTCAAGTCGTTGACAAGTACCTTGTGCAGGACAGAAGCGGTGGTGGAGTATATGAGACTCCACAATTTATGTACATGATGATTGCACTGACTATCTTTGCAGAATATCCCAAAGAAACCAGAATGTCATATGTAAGGAGGTACTATGACGCAATCTCAAAGCACAAAATCAACATTCCTACGCCAATCATGGCAGGTGTTAGAACCCCACTTCGCCAATTTGCAAGTTGCGTTCTTGTTGACGTTGATGACACCCTTGATAGCATCTTCAGCTCTGATATGGCAATTGGTCGCTATGTTGCTCAAAGAGCAGGAATTGGTATCAACGCAGG